GGTAGAAAAAGCGCGCCGAGGTCAGGCGGGACGCGCGTCCACGGGCGCGCCAAAATGAAAGAACCGGTTCCGGGAGGGCCGGAAAAGGGTGCAAGATGCTGCAAAAATACAGCATCTTTTTTCGTGACTTGAGGAGTGGATGACATGAAGAAGGCGGAGGTTGTTACGATTCCCGCCGGGAAGGGAGTGCCGGCAGTCGAGATCCGGGGGAGTTCCGGGAAGAAACCGCGGAAAACGGCGAAGGGGCCGGAAACGGCGTCGGACGGGACCGGTTCTTCCGGGAAAACGGCGAAGGAGCTGGAGAAAAAGCTCGCGGAGGTGCTGGAATCGGCGTCGGCCGGGGCCAGAGCTTCCGGGAAGACGGCGAAGCAGGAGCGCGTGGTGGCGTTCCTGGACGAAAAACCGACAAACGGCGCAGGCGTGAGGGAGAAGAGCGCCGCAGAGGGTGCAGCGGAGGCGGAGGTCAAAAAGAGTCCGCGGAAGAATGCGGGATCTACGACCGGGACGAGCAGGCCGAAGAAGGCGGCAGGCACAGGGACCACACACACCGGCTCCGGGAGCACCAAACGGGCGAAGGCAAGAAAGCCAAACGAAAAGCTCACGCCTGCGTCTATATACGCGAGGATGCTGAAGTTCGGGAAGATCTACCAGATCGAAGGGGAGCAGGACTTCCTGGAGGCGGCGCGGATCTTCGCGGACGAGGCCGGACTGATCGACCAGATGCGGGACCAGATCGCGGAGGAAGGTCTGACGGTCATGAAGACCTACAAGACCGGCGACGTGCCGGTGGCGCATCCGCTGCTGAGCGAGCTCCCGCGCCACGTGGAGAGCGCGAACAAGTGCCTGGCGACGATCGGGAACATGATCAGCGAACGGGGCGCGAAGAAGCAGAAGGCGGCGAGGGACCTGGACGCCTTCCGGCTGAACGGGTGATCCGCATGGGGTAAATAAAAGAATCCGGTCCGTGGCGGACATGACCGCAGAAAGCGCGATCCTGCAGTACTGGAATGAGATCATCACCGGCGGGATCAACGTCGGCAAGTGGATCCGGATGCTGTGTGAGGTCATTCTGCAGGGACTGACAGAGCACAGGTGGTTCTGGAGCCAGAAACTGGCGGACAACGCGGTGAACTTCATCGAGCGGTTCTGCCACCACTACAAGGGGAAACTGGCACCGCAGCGGATCAAGCTGAGCCTGTGGGAGCGGTTCGTCATCAGCCTGATCTTCGGCATCGTAGACAGCGGGGCGAGACGGCAGTTCGCGGAGGTTCTGCTGGTCATCGGCCGGAAGATGGGGAAGACGCTGCTGGTCGGAGCGATCGCCACGTACATGACGTACGCCGCCGGGGAATACGGAAGTGAGATCTACTTCCTGGCCCCGAAGATGGAGCAGGCGGATCTGTGCTATTCCGCGCTGGAATACAACGTGCACGCGGAACCGGAACTGGACGCCATCACAAGGTCAACAAAGTACCGGGGCCTGATGGTCCAGGAGACGAACACGATGGCGCGGAAGCTGGCGTTCTCCTCCAAGAAGAGCGACGGTTATTCGCCGATGTTCTACGCGGCGGACGAGGGCGCGGCATGGCCGGGCGTGGCGGGGATCCGACAGTGGGAAGTTATGGTATCCGGTACCGGCGCACGGGAAGAGCCGCTGGGGATGCTGTTCAGCTCAGGCGGATACGAAAACGACGGCATCTATGACGAGATGTTCAAGCGCGGGACAGGCTTTCTGATGGGACACAGCCGGGAACAGCATCTCCTGCCGATCATCTACATGATCGACGATCCGGACAAATGGGACAGCATGGAGGAGCTGGAGAAGAGCCTGCCGGGGATGGGCGAAAGCGTGAGCCGGGAGTTCATCCGGCGGGAGATCGACATCGCGCATGAGTCGATCCCGAAAGAGGTAGAGTTCAAGACAAAGTACTGCAACCTGAAGCAGACAATGTCAACGGCGTGGCTCCGGGCAGAAGACATCAACAAGATGTTCGGATGGCGGAAGCCGATGGAGGAGCTGAGAGGCAAGTACTGTGTAGCGGGCATAGACTTGTCCCAGGTAATCGACCTGACGGCGGCCGGGTTCATCTGCGAGGTTGACGGCGTGCTGTGGACGAAGGCGCACTTCTGGATTCCGAAGAACCGGCTGGCGGAGGCCACGAAGCGGGACGGCGTTCCGTACGAGATCTACATCCGGAAGGGGTTCCTGAGCCTGAGCGGCGAGGAGCACGTGGACTACGCGGACGTGCTGCAGTGGTTCATGGACCTGGTGAAGACATACAAGATCTATCCGCTGATGACCGGATACGACCGGTGGTCGGCGATGGAACTGATCCAGGCGATGACGGCGAAGCACTTCAAGTGCGACAGCGTGACGCAGGGGTTCAACCTTTCAAACGTGGCGGACACTTTTGAGAGTCTGCTGCGGGAAGGAAAAGTCCGGGATATGGACGACAACGACCTGCTGAAGATACACCTGGCGGACAGCGCCATGAAGATGGAGAGCGGAGAGGATAAAGCGCATCCGCGGAAGATGCTGGTAAAGATCAGCAATAAGGCGCACGTTGACGGAACAGCGATGCTGCTGGACTGTATGGCGATGCGGGTGTTCAAGTGGGACAAGCTGGGAAGCAGACTGCTGAACAAACAACGAGCGAAGGCCGCGGAGGCGGAGAGGTGATTGACGGATGGGAATGTTTGAGAGGATCTTCGGGCGGAGGGACCAGCCCCAGGCGCTGAAGAACGCACAGGTGTTCAAAATGCTGGAAGGGTACAGCCCGGCGTGGACGACATTCAAAGGGTGCGTGTACGAGAGCGAACTGATCCGGGCGAGCCTGGACGCATGGGGACGGAACGCGGCGAAGCTGAAGCCGAACATAAAGGGAAGCGCGCAACCGGAGCTGCAGAACCGGCTGAAGGTGAAGGCGAACCCGTTCCAGGAGTGGAGCAAGTTCCTGTATCAGACGGCGACGGTGCTGGGCGTGCGGACGAACAGCTTCCTGGTGAAGACGCGGGACGAATACGGACGGCCAACGGGCGTGATCAACATCCTGCCGGAGCGGTGGGAAATGGTCGAATACCAGGGAGAGCCGTACGTCCGGTTCATCCTCTCACAGAACAAGCGCAGGGCGGAACGCCTGGCGGAGGTCGGCGTGCTGACGCGGTTCCAATACAAGAGTGAGCTGTTCGGAGAAGGGAATGAGGCGCTGCGGCCGGTGCTCGACCTGATCAGCATCCAGCGGCAGGGAATCACGGAGGGCATCAAAAACGGCAACAGCTACCGGTTCTGGGCGAAGAGCGACAACTGGGCCAGCGACGAGGACCTGGGCGGCGAGATGGAGCGGTTCAATAAATTCACCTTTGGCAACAAGAAGACGGCCGGAGGTGTTTTGCTGTTCCCGAACACGTACGACGACATCCACGAGATGAAGCCGAGCGGGTACACGGTGGACAAGGAACAGCAGGAACACATCAAACAGAACGTGTTCGATTATTTCGCGGTGAACGAAAATATCCTGCAGTCGAAATCATACGGTGATGAATGGCTGGCGTTTTATGAATCTTTCGTGGAATGGTTCGCGATCCAGCTGGGCGAGGTCATCAGCGGGATGTTCTTTACGGACCGGGAAAGGGCCGCATACGCGAACCAGATCTTCTTCACATCGAACAGACTGCAGTACATGAGCAATGCGGACAAGCTGAACGCGGTGACGCAGCTGGGGGACCGGGGACTGGCGACACGGAACGAGCTGCGGGAGATCCTGAACCTGGAGCCGCTGCCGGAGGACATCGGAAACCAGATCCCGGCGCGGGGCGAATACTACGACGTGACGAACCCGCCGGCAAAAAAGACGGGGAACGAAACACCGAAAGAGGGGAAAACAAATGCCGATGAAGAGTGACCGGGAATACCGGAACATCCAGGTGCAGGACCTGGAGACGAGGAGCGCGGAGGACGGCGGAATGTTCGTCGAGGGATACGCGACGACATTCAACCAGCCGTACCGGCTGTGCGGGGATGAGCAGATCACGGTGAACGAGCAGATCGACCGCGGCGCGTTCGCGGAGACGGACATGAGCGACGTGATCATGCAGTACGACCACCAGGGGCGGGTATTCGCCCGGATGAGCAACGGAACGCTGCAGCTGAGTCAGGACGACCACGGGCTGAAGATCCTGGCGGACCTGGGCGGGACGGAGATCGGCAGGCAGCTGTTCGAGGAGATCCGCGGAGGATACACCAACAAGATGAGCTTCGGCTTCACGGTGCCGGAAGGCGGGGACGTGAGGACCAGGAGCAAGGGGGAGGATGGACACATCACGATCCTCCGGACGATCACGAAGATCGGGAAACTTTACGATGTTTCTGCGGTGTCGCTGCCGGCCAACGACGCCACTGAAATAAGCAGCCGTACCATCAGCGACGGATTGATCGCGGAGGCCCAGGAGGAGCTCCGGGCGGAGGAAGAACGGCAGCGCAGGATCGGAGAAATCCGGAAAATGCTGAAAGGAGACACAGACCATGACGATTGAGGAAATCAAAAACCGTCAGGGCGAGATCGAACAGCGCAAGGCTGAGATCGACGCCGCGCTGGAGCAGCCGGAAGCCGATCTGGAAGCGCTGGGCGAAGAAACCCGGAAGCTGATCGAAGAACAGGGTCAGCTGGAAGCGCAGCTGGAAGAGCTGCGGAAGGCCGCCGAAGAGGCGGAGGAAACCCGCAACGCCGTCGCGCAGGGCGCCGGCGAAACCAAAGAAGAATTCAAGGAGGAAACGAAAATGGACATCCGTGAGATCCGTTCCAGCGCAGAGTACTGCGAAGCGTACAAGAAGTACATCATCACCGGCGACGACAAGGAGTGCCGGAGCCTGCTGAGCGCCAACGCCGCCACACCCGGTGACGTGCCGGTGCCTACCCTCGTCGAAGACAAGATCAAGACCGCCTGGGAGAAGAACGAGTTCCTGAGCCGGATCACCAAGACCAACTTCCGCGGCAACCTGAAGGTGCCGTTCGAGAAGAGCGCCGATCCCGCCTACATGCACGCTGAAGGCGCTACCGGCCTGACTGAGGAAGACCTGCAGCTGGGCCTGGTCGAGCTGAAGCCCGCCAACGTCAAGAAGTGGATCAAGATCTCCGACGAAGCGGTCGCCATGGGCGGCGAAGCCTTCGTGCAGTACATCTACGACGAAATGGGATACCGCGTGCTGAACAAGCTGGTCAGCGAACTGGTCGGCAAGGCCAACAGCGCCAACACCACCCACGGCGACACCGCCATCGGCATCCCGAAGATCACAGAGGCTCCCGGCGTCATGCTCGTGCAGGATGCTGCGGCCCAGCTGAGCGAAGAAGCGTCTGACATCTGCATCGTGCTGAACCCGCTGACCATCCAGGCGTTCAACGCCGCGTACGCCGCGGGCAACTTCGCGATCAATCCGTTCGACGGTGTGACCGTGATCAAGTGCTCCGCGCTGCCGGCATACTCCGCCGCCAGCGACAACGCGATGTACGCCATCGTCGGCGACCTGAAGGCCTTCCAGGCGAACTATCCGGAAGGCGAGGGCGTCATCATCAAGTGGGACGATCTGACCTACGCGGAAGATGACATGGTGAAGGTTGTTGCTCGCCAGTACGCCGGTTACGGCGTGACCGCTCCCGGTCGCCTGGTGAAGCTCTGCAAACCCGCAGCTGCCGTTACCACCTGATGAAGGTACGGCTGACACGGCCCAACCGCATTGAACGCGGACACGCCGGGGACATCGTGGAGGTGTCCCCGGACCGTGCCGCTTTCCTGCTGCGGTACGGCCTGGCGGATCCGGTGACCGACAGGGAGCGGGTCGAGACTCCGGAAACGCGGAAAGAGAAAGCAACCGTGGAGAAGGCGCGGACGGCGAAGCCAGCCGCGACCAAAGCGAAACCGAAAACAGCGACAGCTGCGAAGGGGAAAGCGAAAAAATGAGCATGAGGCTGATGATCGCGGTACCGACGACCGACTATATGCCGGCAGGATTCGTCAAGAGCCTGTGCGACCTGCAGAGGGAACTGAACCGGAAGAAGATCAGTTACACGGTCGAGATCCAGAGCGGGACGCTGGTGTACATCGCGCGGAACAGACTGGCGAGCAAGGCCATCAACGAGGGGTACACCCACGTGCTGTGGCTGGACAGCGACATGGTATTCAACGACCAGGTCGTGGAGGACCTGATGTTCTGCGGGAAAGAGATGGTCTGCGGGGCGTTCGTGTCGCGGAGGCCGCCGTACGGCCCGTGCATCTATGAAAGCATCAAGAAATACGAGATCGAAAAGGTAAAGGAGTTCGGGACGAAGCCCTTCCGGGTGGACGGGTGCGGATTCGCCTGTGTGCTGACAACAGTCGAACTGCTGCAGGCGGTAGCGCTGAAATTCGGAACGACATTCCAGCCGACGGACTACTACGGCGAGGACCTGGCGTTCTGCTGGAGGGTCGGCCAGATCGGAAGAGAGATCTGGTGCGAACCGACGGTACGGCCGGGGCACATCGCGCACGTGCCGGTCTATGCCGGCGAAGAACCTTTTTCGAGGACGGAACAGGCGGGGGAAGGTGAGTAAATGTTTGCGGAAGTGAAGGGGATGCTCCCGGTCAGCGGGGACGGATACGACGCGGAGATCATCACACAGATCAAAGCGTGCGTACGGGACCTGACGGCCACGGCGGAGATCGTGCTGCCGGGGACGGTGTCCATCAAACGGACGCTGGAAGCGGCGACCACATCGGAGCCGGAGCATTACGTGATCACGGACAACAGCAGCCTGAAGGATGACTACGTGATCGCCGTGATCGCGACCTGGTGCAACATGAGGATCGGGAACCCGCCGAACTATGACAACCTGCACAGGGCGTACTACGACATGAAGGGGAGTATGCGGATGAGCAGGCAGTACACAAGGTACGGAGGAGGCGCGGACGAATGCGGATGCTGATTAGCTGCGAGCTGATCACCTTCACACCGGACGCGCACGGAGTATGGGAACCGGCGACGGAGACGAAGCGGACGGTGAAGGCGCAGGAGATGAGCCTCACCCAGGCGGAGGTCTACCAGGCAGGCGGCGAAGGGCTGAGCCCGGAGGCGAAGCTGCTGATCCCGTATGACCGGGACTACCAGGGAGAGCGGGAGCTGATCTACCGGGGAGAACGGTGGAAGGTGCTCCGCAGCGATCCGTACAAGGACTGGAACGGCGTGATCCTGCTGATCCGGCGGAAGGCGGGGAACAGCGTATGACGAGATACGAGAAGCTGGTACAGGCGCTGACGAGCCTGGAGCAGAACGGCGTGACGCTGCCGATGAAGGAGGACGAATGGCGCACCCGGCCGGAGGCGGAAAGCTACGGACTGGTGAGCATGGACTTCGAGGCGGGGAGCCTGGACGGCGACAGCATCAAACTGGACGCGGCGTACGAGGGCAGCGTGGACCTGTTCAGCCGGAACAAACGCGGAGGCGGATGGCGGCCGCTGATCGAGGCGGCGCTGCAGGAGCACTGCGGAGCGTGCTGGAGCCTGAACAGCCGGCAGTATGAACGGGAGACGGGAATTGGCCACTGGGAGTGGTCTTTCCAGATCACGGACGAGGAAGCCGGTGACGAGTGATGCCGATCACGCTGGAGATGAAGGGGATCACGGAACTGGAGAACAAGCTGAAGCGCATGGGCGACGGGGCGCGGGGCATCGCGGCCCACGGCCTGTACGACGGCGCGGGAGTGATGGCGGACGAGCTGAAAAGCGAGGCGGAGAACATCCAGACGGCGGAATTCCACTATACCGTATTCGGAACACGGCTGCCTTCCCCGGAGGAGAAGGAGATCGTGACGAAGGCGGGCGCAGGCATCGCGCGGTTCAAAACGAGCGGGAGCGAGGTCAACACGTCCGTCGGGTACCGGAACGCGGGATACGACATGCTGGCCGGGAGGCGCAAGCCGATCCCGAAGATCGTGAACGCCATCAACTCAGGTACATCTTTTATGAAAAAGCAGCCGTTTGTCCGGAAAGCGGCCACAAGGGGCGCGACAAAGGCGGAGGCAGCAATCATAAAAAGCATCGAGGAGCGCTTCGATGAGATTATGAAAAAGTAAACGGAGGTAAAACTGCATGAAAGCGAATGTGGGTATGCTATATCCCGTGTACGCGCCGATCGCGACCTATACGCCGGGGACGGGCATCACATACGGGAACGGCGCGGTCGTGGCGGAGGCCGTGAGCGCGAACATCTCCTGGAACAGGAACAGCGAAACTTTCCACGGAGACGACATCGAGCTCGACAGCGATAACGGCGTGACGGGCTACACCATCAGCTTCGAGCCGAGCGGCCTGAAGGACACCGTGCGGGCGGCGCTGCTGGGCGAGACGCTGGCGACCAGCGACTACGAGATCAACAGCGACGCGGCGCCGGACGTCGGCTTCGGCTATATCCGCGTGATGCGGGAGACCGGGGAGAACGGGGTGGTAACGACCACGTACGAAAGCTGGTGGTACCGGAAGCTGAAGTTCGGCATCACGAGCGAGGAAACCAGGACGAAGGAAGGCGGCGGGCTGCAGTGGCGGATCCCGACGCTGGAAGGAATCGGCGCGGGCGTGGACATGGACAACAGCGGAAAGCTGAAGTTCGCGATGCACAGGACGCACGCGACAGCGAGCGCGGCGATGGCGTGGCTGAAGGCGCTGGCCAATATCACCTGAACATGAACACGGAGGCGGAGGGAAACTTCCGCCTCCGGATTTTTTGCATCAGAAAAGGAGTGGAAAACATGGCAAGCATCACGCTGAAGGGGCGGGAGATCCCGCTGGAATACACGGTATACGAAATGAAAGTGCTGCAGGAGGAGGTCGCGAAGATCGGCGAATTCCTGCGGATGCTGTTCGGGAAGACAAAGGACGACGGAGAGGACGAGGCCAGCGCCTTCGGGGAACCGGAGCAGCTGGACGCGATCGCGAAGTGCATCCGGATCTGCGGGAACGCGGGACTGGAAAGCGCGGGCATGGAACCGGACCTGACGGACAAATGGGTGCTGAAGGCGCTGCGGCCGGCCCAGATCACGGAAGCGATGGGCGCGTGCATGAACGCGATCAACGAGGGCATGGCGAGCGAGATCCCGAAGACGACGGAGGAGACGGGGCCGGTGGACGTAACCCTTGAAAGAATAGAAAGAAAAAAAGAGAAGGACGGCTGACCTACCTGAGCGTGGTCAGCTGCGGGCTGATCGCGGGCCTCCGGATGGACGAGATCCACCGGATGAGGCCGGGGGCAGTCGTCGACTTATTCATATACAGGCGGAACTATGACAGGGGGTAAGACGGAATGGCGGGTACGAGCGTAAAACTTGGAGTCGAGTATTCCCAGTTTAAGCAGGGGATGAACGAGGCCCAGGCGTCTGTCAAAACCCTGAGCGCCGCGCTGAAGGCGAACGAGAGCCAGCTGAAACTGACGGGAGACCAGGAGGTCTACCTGAAGAACAAGGCGCAGCTGCTGAACCAGCAGATCGAAGCGCAGAAGAGCATCGTCGCGAACGCGATGAAGGCCCTGCAGGAGATGGAGAAGAACGGCGTCAAGCCGACGAACAGCAGCTACCAGAAGCTGAAGACGAGCGTGTACAACGCGACGGATCAGCTGAACAAGATGCAGACGGAGCTGAAGAACGTCGAGACGGGCGCGGACAACGCCGGCAAGGAAGCCGGCGAGATGAACAGCGAGCTGAAGAACATCGGGAAGGACGTCGCCTGGGGCAACGTGGCGGAGGGCCTGGACAGCATCACCCGGAAGCTGGAGAGCGGAGCGCGGGCGGCGGTAAATTTCGGGAAGAAAATCCTGAGCAGCGCGAAGGACTCCACGCAGTGGGCGGATGACCTGACGTCAACTGTCAAGATGTACGCCGATATGGGCCTCACGAACGACAGCCTGCAGCGGATGCAGAAGGTGGAGGACTTCGTCGATACGCCGGTGGAAGCCATCCTGAACGCGAAGGCGCGGATGCAGAAGGCGACGGCGACAAAGGGCGGAGTCAAAGCCTTCGAGGAGGTCCTGGGGATCAACCTGGACGGGCAGAACATGGACGACCTGTTCTGGGAAACCGGCGAGGCGATCCTGGGAATGGGCGAGGCGTTCGACAAGGAAGCGGCCGCGCAGCAGATCTTCGGGCGGAGCTGGCGTGAACTGATGCCGCTGTTCCAGCTCGGACGGGAAGAATACCAAAAGATGCTCGACGAGCAGAACGTGCTGACGGACGATCAGGTGAAGAGCCTGGCGGAGGCGGACGACGCGCTGAAGAAGGCGGAGCAGCAGATCGCGGACCTGAAAAAGCAGTTCTGGGCGGAGAACGCGGACAAGATCACAGGGCTGATGCAGTGGTTCGTGGACAACAAGGAGCCGGTCGTCACGGCGCTGACGGCGATCGGCGGGGCATTCGGCCTGCTGAAGCTGGGCTCGGTGGCGGCGAACCTGATGAAGATCATCAGCGGATTCAAGACGCTGGGCGTGATCAAGGGCGGGGAAGCCGCGGCGGCGACCGGCGGAGGATTCTTCGCGCGGGCGAAGAGCGCGGCCGGCCTGGGAGACATCGCGGGAGTCGGCGGACTGGCAACGATCGCGGCGGCGTTCAACTGGGCGCGGAACCAGCGGACCAGCAACGCAGCGGCGGTCCGCGGAACGGACGAGAACCTGGCGGCGCAGAGCGCCGGGGCGGAAGCGCTGCTGGCGGACTATATCCGGGCACAGCAGGCGATGGCGAACGTGGACTGGGACGCGGCGGAGGAAGTGTACAAAGCAGCCCAGGAGACGGTGACGGAAAACTACAACAAGCTGATGGCAGCGGAGGGCGGAGAAGCGGCCCTGCAGGCGTACAACGACTGGCGGCAGGAACACAGCCTGGGGAACATGGACTGGGAGATGCCGGAGAACATCGCCCGGATGACACAGACGATGGAAGACAGCTTCGCCGGACAGCGGCAGAGCAACAGCGAAGTGACGGCGGCGCTGGGAAACCTGGAGGGACTGCCGGCGGCCATGAGCGCGGCGGTGCAGGCCGGGATGGCGAACGTGACCATCGTGATCGGCGAGGGCGCGGTCGGAGCCATCGGGCGGAAGGCCGGGAAGACATTCGGAAACGCGCTGCAGTCGCTGGTGAAATAAAGAGGTGAGACGATGATCCTGACGGAACGGGTGAGCCTGGGCGGAAAACAGCTGGACGAGATCGACGAGATGATCGTGATCCGGAAGGTGGACACGGGCGTATCACATGAAGCCGTGCAGGCAGCGAACCGCATGGGCGGATTCGGCCAGCGGATGACGATGCAGCACTGGGAGACGCTGGAGGTCAACGTCACATTCGCGATCGACATCAGCAAGCGGGACCTGGAGCGGAGGCGCGAGGTATTCGACGCAGTGATGGCCTGGGCGAAGAAAAAAGGATGGCTGCGGACGACATCACAGCCGGATAAACGGATGTACGCCGAAAAGGTCGTACTGCCGGCGGCGGGAGACCTGCGGGAGTGGACGAAGGACTACACGATCACCTTCCGGGCGTACGGGGTGCCGTTCTGGCAGGAGATCAACCCGGCGGAGCTGGAGGTCAACAGCATCAGCAACGGAACGAGGAGCTTCGAGGTCGGCGGGATCGAGCGGACCGTAGCGGAAGTGACGGCGAAGAACATCAGCGGGCAGACGATCGCGGACTTCACGATCACAGTCGGCAGCAACACGATGACCTTCAAGGGACTGAACCTGCTGGGAACGGAAACGCTGCACATCTACCATGGGACGGACGGACTGCTGAGGATCCGGGCGGAGACATCCGGCGGGCACCGGAACGTATTCAGCCTGCGGACGCCGGAAAGCGCGGACGACCTGTACGTGGATCCCGGCACGGTGAGCGTGAAGGTTGAGAGCAAGCGTGCAGTGA